ATATATTTGCCAGGGCGAAAAATGTAAAGGCAAAAGGATTGGTTGGTGTGAGGGAATCAAAAATACAACTGGCGGTCAAGCTGGGAGAGCAAAAGCAAGAAGTAAAACATTCCCAGGAATCGCTAAAGCAATGGCGGATCAGTGGGGATGAAAGGTTTAATAAAAGATGAATAAAATAATTTTTAATAAAAAAGAAGGGAGTAACACCTTATCCTAGTGAAACTAGGTTGGGTGTTGGAGAAAAGAGATATACACCCGGAAAATTTCTGATCGTGGCTAACGGTTCATAATTTGTTTGGACTAAAGTACAAGTAAGGTAAAACCTAAACGGAAGAGGCTTGTACGAAACATAGCAATCCACAAAATTGCCATTCACCGGATTCGGTTAGTGGCTGGTGTGAAAATTTGTTGGTTTAGTACAGGAATTTCAAGTTTTGTAGCATGTTACTTAGCAAAGGATGTTGATGAGATTATTTATACTCACGTTCCAAATCAACATCCGGATAGCTTGAGATTTTTACATGATTGTGAAAAGTTGTTAGGACGAAAAATAACAATATTACAATCCGATAGATATGCGTCAGTAGATGACGTTATCGAAAGAACACGCTGTATCAATACGCCGTATGGCGCACCTTGTACAAAATTTCTGAAAAAGGAAGTGAGAAAACAATGGGAGATACAGAATTTTGACCATCATACATATGTGTGGGGATATGACGTAAATGAAAAGAATAGAGCTGATAGACTTGTAAAAACAATGTCAGACTACGATCACGAATTTCCTCTTATTGAAAACGGATTCACGAAGGAAGATTGTCATGCACTTGCAAAGGAACTGGGATTAAAACGCCCATCCATGTACGACTTAGGTTATCCGAACAATAATTGTATCGGGTGCGTGAAGGGCGGCATGGGCTACTGGAACAAAATTCGAGTAGATTTTCCAGAAGTGTTTGAGCGAAGAGCAAGACAAGAAAGGGAAATTGGTCATAGCTGCATTAAGGGCGTATTTTTGGATGAACTTGATCCTAAACGTGGACGTATGGATTTAGAGGTTATGGAAGATTGTGGAATAGCTTGTCAGCTTGTATTGAAAGATAGGGAAGAATTGAAATGTTAGATGGAATCATATATGGTTTGATCGTTGCATGGATTCTGGCAATATTCAATGTAGATAATATCTGCATCAATGTATTACAGCCGTTTTTCGCAAATGTAAAATTAACAATAGATCATTATTATTTTGCATTTGGTGTGTTCGGCTTAATCGCAGGAATAATGTCACATAGCAATTAGAAGAAAGGAAAAGTAAATGAAAATCAAAAATATAAAAGATGTCGAGACTTTTTTGAAGGTAGTAAATGAGTGTGAAGGTGAAGTAACACTGACCTCTATATATGGCGATAAGTACAATCTTAAATCTACTTTAACACAATATGTAGCGGTTGCAGCACTTGTAGGAGAGCATGGAGAGGATCTCGAACTGTGGTGTACAGACAAAGATGATGAAAGAAGATTTCTCCAGATGTTCAAAGAAAATCCAGAAATGGTATGAAGTAGAAAAGAATAAATATATAAAGATAAAACAAATTGCAGGAGCTTTGATAAACGGTACGCTGTTTGGCATTGTTGGGGCAAGTATGGATATGGCAAAAACGATCCTAGATACTGGGTGGTGCTGTCATCACTGTGTCTCATTGTAGTCAATACAGCAGTAACAATAAGAAACGATTAAATAATTTTTTCATTGTAAAAATATTGTAGAAAGTGCTGATTTTGTGGTAATCACACCATATTTTGATTAATTTACAGTACATAAATACTAAATATTGTGCTTTTACCACCTTAAATCAGCTAAAAGAGGTATAAAAAGTTGGAAAATGACGATAAAAAAATTATTCCAAGTTGGAATTTGGTCAATTTTTGTGAAGTTGATAGATTCGCTGCCACATCATATTGTGCCATTCATAGTGTAGATCCAGCACTCAACATTGGGGATATTACGAAAGTAGACGAAAATAACATGCTTCCGTTCAATATGATTTGTGGTGGAAGTCCTTGCCAGGATTTCAGTATCGCCGGTAAGCAAGCAGGAAGCGGATGGACTTGCCAGGATTGTACTGATGAGCATGGGAAACCATTTACATATAATCCTTTGACAGTTCATTGGTCAGTCAGAGATAAATGCCCTAACTGTGGTAGTAAGAATATTGATAAGACACGTTCTTCCTTGTTGGTTGAGTGGCTACGTGTTGTTCGAGCAAACAAACCAGCTTGGGGAATTTATGAGAACGTAAAAAATATTGTAGGAAAATCCTTCAGAAACACCTTCGATATGTTTATCGAAGAACTTCACGAATACGGATATAACACTTACTGGAAAGTGCTGAATGCTAAAGATTTTGGTATTCCACAGAACAGAGAGCGATTATATCTGGTAATCATCAGAAAAGAACTGGATAATGGGAAGTTTGATCTCCCGGATGGATTTGAGAGCGACATAACAATGTACGACATTCTTGAGGATGAAGAAAACGTGCCAGATAAATATTATGTTGATTCAGCCAAAGAGAAAAAAGCACTACAGGAAATGGTTGCCAGTGGAAAACTAAATAAATCTTACTCGAATACCATCAGGCATGGGGGGCAAGGCGTACTAGATCGTCATATGTGGGATCTGGTACAGACGAAAAATACCGTCAAGGAGCAATCGTCAGTAAACAGGCAGAACATGTAGACCATTTAACTGACTGTGCGAATACTCTTATGGCAAGAGATTATAAGGGATTTGGCAATCAAGGAATGAATGCGGTGATTATGCAGAAACCAACCAGAAAGGAATAAGATGAACAGATATATTTGTGAACGAAGATGTGATGAAGGAATGAGATCGTTCAAGGGGGGCTTTGTGGCACTATCCGGACGATCAATGCAGGAGGGGACAAAAGAGTGATTGTGGAAAATGATGTAAATATTGAAGATTATGGTATTCGCCGTTTGACACCAAGAGAATGTTGGAGATTAATGGATTTTTCCGACAGTGATTTTGATAAAGCAAAGGCTGCAGGAATGAGTGCTACACAACTCTATAAGCAAGCTGGAAATTCTATTTGTGTGGGAGTTCTGTATCACATATATAAGAATTTGTATCAGGCAATGCCATATCTTTTCAAAGATTTAAAAGTGAGCAGTTTCTTTTCTGGAATTGGTGCTTTTGAGAAAGGACTGGATCGACTGTATGCAGACATCTCATAAAGAACAGCCAGCCATAAAAGTATTAGGTCGTTTAGATATAAATGGACATGATATTTTGAAAAGAATTTATTCGATTGATGGATATTGCCCTACCTTGACAACGATGATGGGGGGGCAAACACAACCGAAAGTAGTTATTCGGAGGAAACATGAATGATATTAAGCCAAAGTTAATGGGAGGAATTGGTGAAATTAATTTTGGCAAACAATATCGTCAATGGAATCGAATATATGACGCTGCTGCAATCGCCATGTGTGTTCTGGCTCAACCAGTCGGAAACACTGGTGGCTACAGTTATCTATATCTTGTAAAAAGACACAACCAGGAGAGAAACCATGAGAAAAAAGGAAATCTTTCAACTGGTAGTTCACAAGCCGGTACAATTTATGGATCATGGGAGGGCTTCTTCAACATTATGTGCCGGTAGTCACGGATATGCCATAGGTTATATAGTTGTTAAAAGGAAAAATAAAGGAGATCATCATGAACCAGTACACAAAACTCATTGATAACTGTTTAGATTGTGACTGTTGTAGTGTTCGCCCAATTTACACAGCAGATTCATGGGAACATGAAGAAGGAGCATATTGCAAAGAAGTTATCGAAAACGGAAAAGAAAAACTGATTGTGGCAGATGACTGGGATTTAAGAAAATACTCAAAGATTCCAGATTGGTGTCCAAAGCTCATAAAAAGTAGATTAAATGAGTTGCGGATTAAAGCTGGAATTGGCAGTAACAAGAAGTTTGATGAAAAGCTGAATGGGCTTTTGAAAGACCAGAGTGAAGAGTATTCAAAACTAATACGAACATTGATTTCAATGGGATTTGCATATGAGCAAGTAGTATTTGAAAGAGATGTTGCAATACAGCAGTTAAATGAGTTAGGTATTCAGTTTGGTGAAGATATTCAAAAATACAAAGTAGTCAAATCATAAATAAGTGGAGGTACATATGGGTGCGTTAATTGTAAATTTATTTGGAGTTCCTGGTGCTGGTAAAAGCACTGGTGCAGCATACATTTTCTCAAGATTAAAAATGCTTGGAGTAAATGCAGAATTGGTTACAGAATTTGCCAAAGACAAGGTGTGGGAGAATAACGAAGAAGTGTTTAATAATCAAGCATATATCTTCGGGAAACAAAGTTTCAAGATAAGCCGATGTGCAAATAAGGTCGATGTGGTCATTACCGACAGTCCATTGCCATTAAGTGTTTTCTATAACAATGATCCGCTGCTTACTGAAAACTTCAATGCAAGTGTAATGGATGTGTTTAATGGGTATAGAAATGTGAATTTTCTTCTTACCAGAACAAAGCCATATAATCCTATTGGCAGACAGCAGACAGAAAAAGAATCAGATGAGATGAAAAAGCCACTCATTGATCTCTTAACACAAAGAGGAATCACATACCAGGAAATTCCAGGGGAAATTGCCGGATATGATGAGATAGTACAGAATGTATTATTACTGATTGGAGATAAAGGAGAACTTGAAAATGGATGAAACTAAAACATGTGTCCTTTATAGAGGATTGAGAGAAAATATGAAAACATTTGCCGATAGAGTGGCAAAGAAATTTGACGAAATGGAAAAATACGATGCAACAATCGTTTACACTGGATTTCTTCAGGACAGAATTTCAAAGGCAAATGCAGCTATTATTTTATATCGGTGTTTCAAGACTTTTGAGGAAGATTTTGAACAGACAGGAGATTGCTATTTATAGGAGGTAACAATATGCATTGCGATGGGAGAGCCGTTAAGAGATGGAGAGATAGAAAATACAAAAGAAAACTTAAAAGGCTTTATTCATTTGGAACAATTACCCCGGCTATTTGGTATGTTGATGCAGACTATCCATACAAAACAGTGAATAAGCCATATTTCGTGAAATCATACAAAAGCCTTGGAAGAAATAAAGGACGGTATTCTACATATAAGAAAGTGTCCAATAGAAAAGTGCGTCACCATAAAGGCGATCTTTCAAATGGCAATGCATATAAGAAATTATTTGACTTATGGTGGCAAATTTATTGATGGAGGTAAATACATATGGATTTAATGACACGTCCACTCACCAGAAAAGAAGTATCAGATATGGTAGAGAATGACGAAATTCCCTTTAAAGTTCGCATAGATAAAATTCTGGCACTTTCCTGTAAGAATGACGAATCAGATGATGCAGTATTTGATTTCTCAAACGAAGTGTCACAGTTGGTTCTTGGAAATACAGATGGGACAGTTGTGTGTTGGAATATCGTAGAAGAAATCAGCTCACAGATTTTGGAGATCGAAGGAATTTTAAATGTTGCACATTTCCTATTTGGTTGTATGGATGGCAGCGAAATGATTGAACAGTGGGAAAATGATTGTGCTGTAAATATTGCGTATGCACATAATAACGGAGATTTATACGAAGGAAAATGGTAAGTATGGAAGAACTTGAGGCTTTATATAAACCGATTCCGGCATATAGCACGAATGAATATAAGGTAGCCGGGAGAAATCTTCATATTGATAAGACTGAAGCATTTGAGGAAATATCCAGAAGAGTAAAAGCTATGAATCATACGGAAAGGTTCAATTTTGTTTCTGAATTGATAGACGCATCAATTCATATTGATGAAGAGTCTAAAGAGATATTTGATGGTTATATTGGTATGCCAGAGAATCTTCCACTCGGAGATATTATTTTTACCGCACAAGATACGAAGGATTTAGTGTCAGAACTTACAATAAAATTTGACAGAAAAGAAATTGAGTGTATGGATATTTCAAAACTCAAGAAGCAGATAAAACATTGCAAAAACCTACTTGAAAGAAAAGCTCTGGAAAGGCAGTTAAATAAAGCATACAAAGCTAGAAAGGCGAAAAAATGCGTATCAGAACACAAGACAGAAGAATGCTGATAGACATAACTGGAAAACCTATTGTTGTTGAAGAATATAAAGATGGGTATGAAATTCATACTGGAGCAGGTACATTAGGTGTTTATGCAACTGAAAAGAGGGCATTGGAAATCCTTGATGACATTCAAAAGGAATATGAAAAATTTGTATATAAAAACGGAATATATAGAAAATCTGGTTGCTTCAATATGCCAGAAAAATAGTCAGAGAAGGGAGAAATAAATGAAGCACGATAAAACAATAGAACTGACAATAACACCAAATTATGTTTCAGATTGGGATTTCTGTGATGCAATAAGAGAACTTATCCAGAATGGAACTGACCAACAAACTCTTGATCCGGCGAATGTTTTCGATATTTCCTACGATGAATCAGAAAATACTTTGCAATTAAGTAGTTCAAAATCAATTCTGGAAATCGAGACATTATTGTTAGGATGCAGTACCAAAACAAATGATTCCGATACAGTGGGACAGTTTGGTGAAGGATATAAAATTGCAGCACTTGTATTAAACAGAATTGGAAAAACATTCACTGTGTACAATAACGGTAAAAATGAAATCTGGATTTCCGACTTTGAGCAGTCAAAGACATTCAATACAAAGGTGCTGACTTTTAAAATCTACGATCATGCCACAGATAATGAAGGATTAGTAATCGAAGTTGAAAATGTAAGTCACGAGGAATACGAAGAACTTTTTGATGTATGGCTGGATATGCCGGGCGGAGAATCCCACAAAAAGATTGAAACCACATACGGCAGTATTTTTACAGATGAAGATATGCAGGGTAAAGTCTTTGTAAATGAGCTTGCTATCGAATGTAAAAGTGGAATGCACTTCGGGTATAATTTTAAGCCGAAATATATCACTCTTGAACGTGATCGTAAAAGCTGCAATAGCTGGGATATGAGCAAAGTCACAGCAGATATGATTACCGAAGCATTAAACTCCGGTTCTCTTGACATCAAAGAGATTGTGGAAATTGCAAAATCTGGTACTTTCTCAGATATTAGTTATCTTCGTTTTAAGACATGGGACAGCAATGTAAGAAAAATCAGCGAAATGTTTATCAATGAGTTTGACGAAGAAAATGCTAACGCAATTCCGGTAAGTAGCCAGGCTGACTATGATCATGTAAAACAAATGGGTGGAAAACCTGTTATTGTGCCGTATGAAATCGCACAGATCGTATCTGACATTGCAAATGAAAGAATTGATAAGCTGGCAGAAAATATATGGAGTGGTGATTATACCACAAAAGAAAAACTGCAACAGTGGCGTGATTTTTATGAGAGTGATATTCCAACTGATGCCATTGAACAGTTTGACCAGATTATTGAAGAGTTAGAATAGGAGAACGAAATGAATATTACAAATGAATTAAAGTATCGTTTCTGCAAAAATTGCGGCATTCCAATCAATTTGTATGCAGAGCCATACTTCACAGATAGAATTAAATTGTTAGAGAAACAGTATGGATCTGCCAACAAATATCAGAAGTTCCTTGCATCTATTGAAAAATTTAAGTCTGAGCAGGAATACTATGAATTTTACAACAAGGTAAAAAATGACATCATTGCTGCAATTAAAGCCACAGCCGGGTATCAGCGGTTTAATGAAATGGATATGAGAGAAGTTGGAGAAATTATCAAGGGATATTCTTTACCTTCAAAGACCATTTATAAGCCGACATTCAGTGGAAAACGCTTTATCAGTATTGATATGAAACAGGCTAATTTTACATCATTATATCATTATGATCCGTCTATCTTCGATGGTGCGACAACCTGGGAAGAGTATATCAGAAAATTTACGGATGACGAATGCATCATTGAGAGTAAATACGTCCGGCAGAGAATTTTCGGGGAGTGTAACCCAAATCGCCAGACTACATATGAGAAGTTTTTAATGTGTGGCATTGTTGCTTTTCTGTTGGCTGAGATTCCGGAAGAAAATATTGTATTCTTCTCAAATGATGAAATCGTGATTCTCGATAATGGATATTTAAGCTGCATCGAAAAATGTGTGCAGAAATATTCAGACGAAACAGGGCTTAAATTCAAAGTAGAATCATTCAGATTATATGATCTTGGGAATAATATTGGTTATATGAAATTGTATGATGATATGTCATATAAGCTCAAGTGCGTTGACAATGACTACGTTCATATGATTATCCGTTATATGGAATACGGCGAAGTCCTTAACAGTGACCTCTATTTCTACTACAAACATACGCTTGCAATGCTTGAAGAAACACCGAAATACATTAGGGAATCAAAACCCTTACAGTGCTATCATGCTCAAATTGTGAAACAGGTATTTATCAAAAAGCTGAGAACATTTTTCGGAATGAATAATTCTGATGGTACTTATTTCTACAATCTTACGAGAGATAAATCTGGATTTGATGTAGGCACAGTCACAATCAATGATTTTGAAGAAGTCACAGACGAACAACTTGATGAACTGGCGGTTTATGCTTTAGGTATGGAGGACTATTCATTATGAATGCCATAGAAATAGTTGCATATAAATGTTCAAAATGTGGAGCTGCATTTATCAGTAAAGAGTACGCCGAAAAATGCTGTATGCCAAAGAAATGTGATGACTGTGGCTGTGAAATTCCGCACAATTCATATTATTCCGTGTGCGATTCTTGCCGAGCGAAAAGAGAAGCTACCAGAGAAAAAGAAAAGTTTGATAAGGCAAAACACTATACTCTTGATACTGTGCCAGAATCTTCATGTGAATATATGTATAGTGAAATATACAGATACAATGAAGGATATTTCTCTGATATTGAGGAATTGGAAGATTACTGTAAAGAAAACGACATTGCTATGCCGAAATACGTCTGGGGTACTACTGTATCAAGAATTTCAATGGATGCGTGCAGTATTATTGAGTCATCATGTGAGGAATTACACGAAGAGGCAGGGGAACAGATTGATGATCGTGACTGTAAAGAACTGCAGAATATGCTTGATAAGTGGTGCAAGAAACAGCGTGGCACAGATACATATTATGTTGATTACAATGTGGCAATTTTAATAGGAGGGAAATAATATGGCGTTTTCAGCAAAAGAAAAACTCGAAAAATTATTAGAGTTCGTAAACAAAGAAGAAGAACTTCGTACTGAGTTTTCCATGAAAGCGATGGAAAAAGGAAATATAATGGTTATGCAGATTCATAATGCGGAGGCATGTGCTTGTACGAAAATGCGATATACCATTGAAGATATGCTGTCGCATAATGGCAGTAATCCAGCGTGGGACAGTATGGAGTTTAACGAAGCATACGGATATTTGCGTAAAGGTAAGAAAATCAAGTTACCTGAGTGGGGCGGTTACTGGTATTGGTCTGATGATCGTAACACGATTATGATTCATTGCAAAGACGGGACAGAAATGGATATTCGAGACACGAAAGATGTAGGATATACATTTGATTTTATTGCAAGAAATGACTGGATTGTAGTAGAAGAAAATAAAGATACGGAGGAACAATAATGGACGAATTAAAGAAAACAGAAGAGAACACCGGATCAGAATTAACGCCACAACAGTATTTTGAAGAAATAAAGGACAGAAAACATCACATTACAGATGCAGAGCTTGTAAAGGTATATGACAACTGCCTTGACTTGCTGAACAAATACAAGATTACCGGGCAGCAGAAAGGTATGCGTAAGCTCATGTTCCGTTTGGAGTGCATCGAAAAAGAACGTGAGATTGTCAAAATGGGAATCAATACATTCATTTACCGTGATGATATTGAAGAATATATTGATTCAGTGGCGAAAGATACCGTGAAGATTATTGAACTGGAAAACTATGAGCGTGAAATTCCGGATGAAATTGTAGAAGTAGTTGCTGCAGTTAAAGACAAGTTCGATCAGTTATATGTTGTATTTACAGATTATACCGGCAAAGTAGAACGCCAGGTTGAAAAAGAAAGAAGAGAAAAAGATCCTATTCTATTCGGGACTTTTCAGAATCCGAGTAATCGAACAGTTATTGACAGATTCTATTATCTTGGCGATTGGGAGGATGAATACTGTGATCTGACACTTGACAAGATGGTAAATGAAACGGAGAAAGCCGGGAAACGGAATATTGTAAAAACAATTTCAACACCAAAAGATATTGAAGAACTGCGAGAGCAGTTATCCAGTCTATCAGAAATAAATGGTAACTTTATTGTTGTATCTGCCACAGAAGCAAAACCTAAAAAACGTGGACTTTTTGCCAATATCAAAACATTCCTTACCGGTAAAAAGAAATGAAAAGCAATATTGACCTAACGGATAATCGGATATTCAGCAGAAGAAGTATTGGTGATGTTCAAAACTTTATAACTGCCGGACTCTATAAGTCTATATTTCCCTGGAATATTGCACCTTTATGGAATAGGTCTGGTGATGAATATGACATGGATCATCAACACAAAGCTATTATTGCGACAGGAGATAGAGAACAGCGTGCAGAAGTGAGGCTTCTTAGGCAGATGGATAGTGGTAAATATTGTGATTGTTGCGGAAGAAGAATAAACTTGATACCGTGGGACAAAGAAATCGGTTTATGTCGGAAATGTGATGAACACTATCAACGCACAAATCTAAACAATGACAAATGCTTATGGAGAAGAAAACAGAATAGGACATAGCATAAATAGGCTCATTTTGGAATTACTGAAAGGTATTTTGAAATGAGCTTTTTTTATAAAACAAGTAGAATAAAATAATTTCAAATATTACTTGACAAGCATCAAATTTTGGTATAATATAAAAAAGAAGTAAAAAATAAATATAGGTGATAAACATGATAAGAGTTGGTAATGATAAATTACTTATTGATGACAAGGAGCTGAAGCGACTTGTCAAAGAAGGTTATGATAGAGGTGTTATATTCGGTTGTAAAGTAAATGCAACCAAAGTAGTACAGACATTAAAAACCATGACTCCTGACAACTTTGAAATCGTAAGAAATCAGACAATAGGATTCTGTCAGCAAACCATTGACATAGCCGACCAAAACAAAAAGAAAGGAAACTAAAGAAATGGAGCAGTTAGCAATTTCAAATCACGCAATGGAACGATATGCTAAAAGAATCGCAAACCGAGATACAACCATTGATATTAACGCATATGTTCAGACAAATAAGGAGAAAATCACAGAGGACATTAACTCTATGATCGAATTTTCACAGCACATCTATACTGGAAAAGTGGGGGCTAAAGATGAACGCCCTGTAAACGTATATCTTTCCGGAACATGGGTTATTCTTACAGATCTTCTCAACAAAACAGTAATCACTATATACAAGGTAAACTTTGGCATTGGCGAAGAGTTCAACAAGCAGTTTATTGAAGGTGTTATGAAAAGGATGGAAGAGGATAAGGTGGCACTTGCAGAAGTAAAGCAGCAGGTAGACGGCGAAAAGAAAGCATATCAGGAAATCATTGCTGACAATAATGCCCAGATCAACGAACTTAAAGCAACAATCAATGAGATTGAAAAGCTGAGTGCTGATTACCAGGAAACCATCAATGACATCAATACAAAATACAAAGTTGCTGAATTGGCTGTTAAGAAAGATGTAGAAAATTTAATCATGCGAATGGAGTTTTAATTTTTTTGCATAAGTAGAATAAAATAAAGGATATATACATAGTGAGACTTGGAGATATAGAAGATTGCAGTGAATGTCCTTTAAAAGATGAAGGACTTTGCCCTGGTGGTTGGACTTCTGGGGCTGGTGGGATTCCTATTGAACCTCAGTGTGCTGAATGGGATGAAGAGGAAGATGTGGAAGATTACATTTCTTCAGTTTATGCAAGTATTGCAGCAAGAGAAGAATATGAGGATCGCCTGTGGAAAGAAAAGCAAGAAAAACAGCGTAAAAATGAAATCGCCAAAAAGAAACGCCGATACATAAATAGTTACTGTATCTCAGAACGGCTTACAGTTAAATCATTGAAAAAGCAGATTAAGAATTATGAGAATGCGGAACGATTTGCAAGTTCTCTGGTGGCGGCATTTAACATAACCAATGAGATGTTCAGATACCCAGAGCGAAAAGAAGTAAATCCGGCGATTACGGAAAAATTGCAGACACTCAGAGAAGAACTTGAAAAGGCAGAGCAGAATTTGAAGGATAAACAAAAAGAATGTAGAAACACTGAATATTATAAAAATATTGGAAAGGAAACATAAATGTATAAACAGGTTATTGTAGTAAATAAAGAGCTGAATATGAGTCCTGGAAAATTAGGAGCAATGGTAGCACATGGATCAGTCGCATATTTCCGTAAATGGTTCAAACTGAATGTTGCTACATCGAATGAAACTTACAACGATTATCTGATTAAACCGACAGCACGAGTTGACAAAGAGCTGTATGCTCAGTGGATTGCCGGAGATTTTACCAAAATTGTCTTAGAAGTAGAAAATACCGAAAAGATGAAAGAATTGGTAAAAACAGCACAGGATTATGGATTTGAGAATGATAAGGACTTCTTCAACATTGTCGATGAATCTACAGAATTTCTTGGAGTTCCACAGTGGGCTGTAATTGCTTTTAAACCGATGGATGCAGAAAAGATTGATCCAGTTACCGGTAAGCTGGATTTATATTCTGTTGATAAACAGTGTAGTTCTGACCAGCCGGTAGATGAAGATTTACCAGAGACTTATAAAGTAACTTATTACAAGACAAATCTTGAAACAAAAGTACCGGAAGTGAAACACAGTATTATGATGCTTACCGATTGCACACTTAAAAGCACCAGAAGAGAATACCCATCACGATACAAATGGACGGACTTAATTAGAAAGACTGTTGTACCAATGTCTTTCCCGTCTAAAAAAGACGCAGTGAATTGGTTGAAAAAGTACCGTGGATTTATTGAAGTAAAACCATTTGACGAAAACAAAATTAGTATTTTATAAGACGGAGGGTTTTGGCTTAAAATATGGATATTGCAATAATTGATGCCGATTTGGAGTGGCGAAAGAAACACCGTTTCCCAAATCTGGCATGTATGAAGCTGTCAGCATACTACAAAATGACAGGAAACAACGTAGTTCTTGAAAAGAATTACGACAAATTGCACAACTATGATAAAATACTAATTTCCAAAGTGTTTACAGATACAGTTGTGCCGGAAGAAATTTTGAAAATGGACAATGTGGAATATGGTGGGACAGGTTTTTATTATGACAAAGCTCCAAAACTACCAGAAGCAGTTGAGCATATTTTTCCAGACTATCATCTGTATGATGAATATGTAAAAGAACAAGTAAGAAATGGAACAGACATACGAAAATTCAAAGAATATACAGATATGAGCATTGGATTTATGACTAGAGGTTGTATCAGGCAGTGTAAATTCTGTGTGAACCAGAATTACACAAATGCCTCTGTACATAGTAAAATTGAAGAATTTTTTGATCCTTCAAGAAAATATATCTGTTTACTGGATGATAACATTTTTGCTTGCAAAGACTGGAAAAGTATTTTTGATGAATTGATTGCCACAGGGCATAAATTTCAGTTTAAACAGGGAATGGACGAAAGATTGCTTACTGAAGAAAAATGCGACTACCTATTCAATAAAGCGAATTACTATGGTGATTATACATTTGCTTTTGATAATATAAAGGATCGACCAATCATAGAAAAGAAACTACAAATGATCCGAGATTTCACATCCAGACAGTGCAGATTTTACCTCTTCTGTGGATTTAATCACGATAATCCTGGAACATATTCTGATGGATTTTGGAAACAAGATATAATTGATATGTTCGAGAGAATACGGATTCTAATGAAATATAAGTGTATTCCATATATTATGAGGTATAAGGATTATGAGCTTTCACCATATAGAGGTATTTATGTCACTGTGGCAAGATGGTGTAATCAGGTAAGTTTCTTTAAAACAAAATCATTCAGAGAGTTCTGCGGCAGTTGTGGAGAAAATCATTCAGCCACAAGGTATCTGAGAGAATTTGAAAAAGAATACCCGGATGTGGCAGCAGAATATTTCAACATGAGGTTTATAGACGCATGAAAAATGGATTTTACAAATACACAGATGACGGTATTCCTGGTGGTGGACATGTGATACTGAAAGTCACTGAAACGGAAAGATCGTATATTTTCAGGTTAATTGAAAATACGTGTAAATATGAACCGACAAGGCTTTTGAATTTGTTTAAGAAAAGCAACAAAGCCATTATCAAGAAGAAAAACGGTGGACATCCAGTTATAGGATATAGTACAGGTTTTGTTATCTATCCTTATCAGCATGGAATACCATATCTGTTTGAATATATTGAAGAATATACAGAAAGGAAGGATATAATGCAGATTTGTCTTTTGGACTTTAATAAGAATATGGTAGATGCATGGAAGAGACATTTCCATCCAATATTTGATGAAGTTGCCCCTGTAAAATTTGTATGGAGTGATTTCGGGACTTTTATGGAAAAACATGAGTCAGATATTGATGCAGTAGTTTCTCCTGCAAATGCCTACGGTTTAATGGATGGTGGTTATGATGGCGCACTTACTAAGTATTTCGGTAAAGAATTACAGTTAATGGTGCAGAAAAAGATCATTCAGCAGTTTTATGGAGAACAACCTGTAGGAACAAGTATTTCTTTTAAAATCCCACGCCGTAATGTTTTGCTTATACATACACCAACGATGCGAACACCATCGGCAATAAAAGATCCGACAATCATATATCAGTGCATGAGAACAACACTTATGGAGGCAATTAATAAGAATTGCAAATCAGTGGTTATCCCGGCATTTGGTGGTTCTGTTGGTAGAGTAGAGCCAGATATTATTGCAAAAATGATGTATCGGGCATACCTTCAGATTTTTGATGAAGAGGAAAGAAAAACAATAGACTGGGGAAAAGCTCTTGACCAGGGTATAGCTTTAAAAACAATAGAGGGGTACAAATAATGAAGAAGAGAATTTTTGCACTGATTGGATGTTCTTTCATAGCTTCATCTATGCTGGCTGGTTGCGTAGTATCAATTTATTTCAAGAACAGCAGCGAGGCAAATTAAATGTTTCTGTGGTGTTATGCAAAAGCAGATCAAATGCATGATCACAATTTTACAGACGATGTAGCAATTACATTTGCCTGTACAAAGAAAAATGCCATTAAAAAATTTGGTAAATTGTATAGCAACATTGAAGATAAATATATTTGGAGAATAGGATTTTTCAAGTGTATAAGAAGTGTTGCAATTTTAACGGATTATTAAAAGGAAAGGAATCAAATGAAACAGGTTAGAATCACAGAAAAATTCTGCAACATTGAATTGTTTACTTGGGGATCATGGGATTCAATCGACACGGATATGTTCTATTTCTATGAAGTTGAGTTTTGTCTGGAATCCATGAAAAAATACAATGGTGGAAATGTAATGAGAAAACTTGACGGAACAATGGAAGTATATTCTAAAGATGGTGGTACTGTGTTATGGACTGGCACATTACTTGATATTCCAGAAATTCTTGAAAGTACAGTCCGTTCAAACATCACAGACCAGAGGTTTGTGGAGTATCTTAAAAAGAAATTTTCAAGGAAAAATGATATTTGCCAGTAGTAGAATAAAATAAATTAAAGATAAAATGATAGTTTTATTTAGGAACGATGGTTGTCGTATTTCAGGCTTCAAAACATTGTATTAAGTGATTGCCCTATTTTTGAAAATGCGTGTTCATCGTGGTTTTAAGCCACTAGATGAAACTATCATTAGGAGCAGAAATGGAGTTAAACAAAGTATATAAAGGAGATTGCTTGGAGCTTATGAAGGATATTCCAGATGAAAGCATTGACATGATTCTGGTAGATCCTCCATATGAGCGAACACATAATAAATGGGACTCAATTATTCCACTTAACATGATGTGGGAACAATATTTGAGAATCATTAAACCTAACGGTTGCATTGCAATTTTCGCAGATGGAATGTTCATGGCTGATTTGATGAAAAGCCAGGAGAAATTATGGAAATACAATCTTGTATGGGATAAGGTACTTTCCACTGGATTCCTCAATGCAAATAGACAACCTTTGAGAGTGCATGAAGAGGTGTGTATCTTTTATAAGAAGCCACCGGTGTATAATCCTCAAAAAGTTCTGGGAGCAATGAACCATAGTAAAGGCAAGAAGAAAGCGTGTGACAACAATAACTATGGAAAATATGAGTTTGTGGATAATCGAGAAGAACTGGGAGAATGGAAACATCCCACAAGTATTCTGAGATTCCAGAAACCACATCCTTCAGTTGTAACGCACCCAACAGAAAAACCAGTTGAATTATGTGAATGGCTTATTAAGTCCTACACGAACAAAGGTGATACAGTTCTTGATAGTTGTGCTGGAAGTGGAACTACATGTATAGCTGCGATCAATACGAACCGGAATTATATTGCGATGGAGTCCGAAGAGAAGTATTGTAGAGCAATGGAGAAAAGAATCTCTGAACACCGACAGTCAATCGAGAAACTTGTATAATACATATTACTTAAATAAGTAGTATAGAATAAATATACGGGGTAATATAAATAGAAGTTGACATTGTAAAATATATTCCGTTTGGAAGGGAAAACGCTATTGGAAGATCAGAACTGGCAATGAAAGTCGGATGTTCTGATAGAGTAATGCGTGATCTTATCAATACTGCCAGAAAAAGAGAAGTAATCGTAAATATTCAGAACGGATCTGGATATTACCGCCCTACAAAAGATGATGTAGGAGAAGTTGAGCAGTTTAAGCGGCAGGAAGAGAACAGAGCGAAAGACATTTTCAGAGGTCTGCAGCCGGTAAGAAAATTCTTAAATGGAGTGAAACAGAGTAATGGGTAAGATATGTGATGGCTGTTTTTATCAGGAACACAGATATGATGGTGTGCCTATTTGTCAGCATATACAATCAATGCGTGTTCTGGAAGTAGTGGCAGAATATATCATGTGTGATGTCATCAAAGAGTGTGAATATTACAGTTCTAAGACGGAGGTAAACACATGAATTTATTAGAACATCTGATTGTGAACATTGAATCCACAGAGGATGTGACGGATGCGTATATAGAATCCATGCGAAAAACAGAGCCGTATTTTACTATTGAAGAAAGGGTATTTAAGGTAAAACTCTTAGCAGATTGTTACGGTCATTTTGGACAATATGAAATGATCTGGAGAGAATCTGAATTTATACATAATTTAGAAAAAGGATATTTTATGGCATGATGAAGGAAATTGAAGAGAAATTATTTCCAGAATATCAAAAGTTTTTAACAACTAAAGCTGGCAAGGAATGGGTAGAACGTACAAAGAAAACTATCCCACCAGGTAATGAGGTTGATTTTGGCGATTATTTGTATTGCTTCTATCCAGAATATTTGGCGTAAAGGAGGATATATGACAGAAGAAAATTTTTTACGAGCAAAGCAAATTCGGGAAGATATAGCTGCTATAAAGAAACAAACAATCAGTTGTGGTGTATCAGCAGAAACCTACAACAGTTGGAAGAACTGGGCGTTAAATACAATCGCTAAATTGGAAGAAGAATTTAGAAACTTGTAGTGTGATAAAACAATATTTTTATGTTGTTTGTCTAATTCGATTGTAAAAGTCTCGAAACCTCGTTGGTTAAAGGCTTTTGCAATGCTACGTGTTCCACTGAATAAGTCTAAACACTTCATTTTTCAATATCTCCTTTTCAAAACACCTATGGTTGTGGGATTTCAGAGTGCCAAATCAAAATATTGATTGGTATGCTGACATTATGGAAGTGACAGCTCAGGATATTATTGAGAAATTTGGCAAACCGGATGTGATCTGGGCGAGTCCACCATGCACAAGTTATTCAATAGCTGCAATTTCACATCACAGAGAGAAAAATCCCATTACTGGTAATTTAGATCCTGTGAGTGATTTTGCAAAGCTGTCAGATAATCTTGTACAGCATACGATTGAACTTATTCGTGAATTACAGCCGAAGTATTGGTTTATTGAGAATCCCAGAGGTGGCTTGCGAAAAATGACATTTATGAAGGATTTACCACGGTATACCGTTACATATTGCCAATATGGAGATACCAGAATGAAACCAACAGATATATGGACTAACCATCCAAATCCGCAGTTTAAACCAATGTGTCATAATGGTGATTCTTGTCACCAGCCAGCTCCAAGAGGAAGCAAAACTGGAACACAAGGTTTAAAAGGTGCAGTGGAACGTAGTGTAATTCCAGAAAAGTTATGTCTGCATATTGCAGATATATGTAAGTAAAATAGACAAAAGGACGGCAGTATGACAGATTTATTAAAGATGTGCATTACACAGGGTTATGTACCGCCTGGATGCAAATTGGATGGGACAATGGTTTGGCTGTTAGTCAAAGATGGTAAAAATCCATGCATCGGATGTAACGCAGACTGTGTACATAGAAAAGTTTCGCCAACACAGGATCAAATACAGTGGTTCAAAGAACAATGTGAAACGGAGAAAACAGAAGAACAAGAAAAATTGGAACGCATCAAGAAAAGAGAGATTCTTGGTACAAATGCAGATCCAATTATTTATGTTGACACTGATGCACACAGCGCAGTAATTATGGCTATTGTTCCAAATGCAGAAAAATGTTATATGAAACGCTGCAGAGAAAGCATTAAAGAAGCGGTGGCATATATCGAAATAATGTGCAAGGCGCACAATGCAAGGCAGGTCATTATTCCTTTGAATGGATATGGAATAGCAATTTACAGACTCTTAGTAGATAAAAATTTAAAATGGTTAGATATTGTTCCAATCTGGTGCATGTCAGATCGTTTTGCATAAAAGGAGGATTTATGGGATATTGTCAAAGATGTGGCGGATATTGTGCCGATAATTATACGTTTTGCAAGCGTTGCTATATCGCACTTGGATCACCATATGGCACATCAATTTCAAAAGGGCATGAGTGCAGAAAATGCGGAAAGACTATTTTCGGAAGATATAATTATTGCCCTGATTGTGCCAAAAGATTAGGATTTTTGAAGGAGGGCTATTAAATGAAAGCAATGTTATCACAGCCGATGGCTGGTAAAACAGATGAAGAAATTATTGCGACCAGAGAAAAAGCAATAAAAGCATTAGAAGCAACAGGATATGAAGTAGTAAATACTTTATTCACAGACAAATGGTACAGTAAAGAGGCAATGACAGAACGTGGTGTTGTTCAGATTCCAGTTTGCTTCTTGGCAAAATCAATCGAAAATATGTCACTTTGTCATGCCGCATACTTCTGTAAAGGTTGGGAAACCGCAAGAGGTTGTAGAATTGAGCATGAAGTAGCAAAGGCATACGGACTTAAAATTTTGTATGAAGTACCTATGGAAGATAAAGGAGAAATATGAGTAAATATTATCTTGCAGACGCACATTTAGGGCATTATAACGCCATGAGCCGTTTCGACCACAGACCATTTAAGACTCTGGATGAAATGGATAAAAAGATCATCGAAAATATAAATTCAGTGGTCACACCACAGGATGAATTGTATCTTTTGGGAGATTTTTCATGGTATAAACCGGATAAGACTGCAGAACTTATCAAACAAATCAACTGCAAAAACCGATTTCTCATTATTGGTAATCACGATAGTTGGGCGAAAAATGGTTATTGCAGAAAATTATTCCAGGGAGTTTATGATTTGAAAAGGATTGAGGATAAAGGAAGGATTGTGGTTTTGTGTCACTACCCGATTGCTGTTTGGGATCAGTCTCACAGAGGAAGCTATCATTTATACGGTCATGTTCATGCCAATATGAATGAAGATGGAAGCAGAACACATGGAATCCTCGATTGTCCAGAGATGAAAAATGCTTATAATGTTGGTTGTATGTTGCCGTATATGGATTATACGCCACGTACACTTGATTACATTATCAAGCATTGTAAAAAAATAATCAAGTAGAATAAAATAATTATTGACAACTATAATAAATGTGATATAATAAGTCACAGGAAGGGAGATAAGATGTACGAATGGAATCCGGTATTCAGATTCGTCATGGACATCAAGAGAAGATACACTGAGAAGTTTGGTGAGCCTGAGTATAAGACCTACATCGTAGAAGAGAAAGAAATCTCTTCCCTCGAATATTGGATTTTGAAGCTGGCTGACGAAAAAGCAGCAGAGAAAATTCAGTATCTCGAAATTAACCAAAATAACGAATTTGTTTTGATCCGCTACGGTAAATTCAGTAGTGCCGGTGATGGACAGTACGAAATTACAGCAAATGATTTGTGGAATGCTGATGATGGATTTTTCCTGGAATGCAGAAGTGTTGTAATCAATCTGAAAGCTGAAGAAATCGTAATTGCCCCATTCAGAAAGTTCAGAAACTTAAATGAGTGTCCGGAGAATGATATTGCAGTAGTAACAGAAGAAATCAAGAACGCTAAGACGGTTGAGATTACAAACAAACTCGATGGCAGTATGCAGTGTGTTCGCTATTATAACGGCGAAATCTTTATGACTGGTAGCCAAGCATTATGCCAGGAAAAGTCGTGGAGATTAGCCGATGGTTTTAAAATGCTAGTAGATGAAAATAAACGAATGGCAATAAATAATCCGAATTTGACATTCATCTACGAATATATTTCACTGGCAGATGCACACGTTGTCAAGTACACCAAAGAGCAGGAAGGATTATATCTGATTGGAATTAGAGATGTGACAACTGGTAAACAATTTTCTTATAAAGAAATTGCCAAATTTGCCACTTGCTATAATGTTCCAATGACAGAGATTTACAACAAAACATTCGACCAGATCATAAGAGAAGTCAAAACCATTAAATCTGATGAACAGGAAGGTTTCGTGGTAAATATTGACGGTCATATGATTAAAGTCAAGGGGGACGATTACGTTCAGATTCACAGAATCTTATCGAAAATTTCCTCTATCAATCTTATCATTGAAAGTGTTGCGGAAAACAGAGTAGATGATTTAATCAGCAAAGTACCGGCGGCGTACAGAAAACGAGTACGAACTGTTGAGAAAATTGTTTTGGACTATGTAAAAAATATGGATGCAGAAGTGCAGAAGTATTTTGATACAGCACCGAAAGATGATAAGAAATCCTTTATGATTTGGGTGGGAAACAATGTACCAAAGAAATATAAAGGATATGTAAGAAACAAATATCTTGGCATTGAAAATAATTATGTCAAGTATGGTAGTGAGAAATGCCCAGCATATAAAAAACTGAAAGAAATGGGAGTTTCAGACTACAAGGCTATATTTGAAGAAAGTGAGATTGAGTAATGCAGCCAATGCTTATTATGATGATGGGATTACCTGGATCTGGAAAATCTACAAAGGCTTATCGATTAAGTTGTGATTATGTTTGCCCGGTTATTTCATCCGATGAAATCAGAAAAGAAATTACTGGTTCAGAAGATAGCCAGGACTGTAATGATGAAGTATTTAAAATACTTCATCAAAGAGTAAAAGATGAATTACTTTATAATAAAAGCCGAGTTGTGATTTACGATGCTTGCAATATCAGCTATAAAAAACGAATGGCATTTTTGAATCAATTAAACAAAATTGATTGCCGTAAAGTTTGCTATTTCGTACATACACCTTTTGAAATGTGTTTGGAAAATAATAGAAAACGAGCTGAAAATGGTGGAAGATTTGTACCGGAGTATGCAATCGAAAGAATGTATAAAAACATTTATATCCCACAGTATTATGAAGGGTGGGATGATATTGTTATTGATACGAGCTGCAAAATCCACGATACAAATGCATTGACGAAGTTATTTTATGGAGAAAACGGTCTTTGTAATATTGACCATGATAATCCACATCACACATTATCAATCGGAAATCATTGTATTGCTTGTTATTTGAACACATTAGATTGTGGTAACAAAGCAGATATGAATTTACATATTGCAGCTTTGCTCCATGATATCGGCAAGCCTTTTACTAAAGATTACAAGGACAGTAAAGGAAATCCGTGTGAAACAGCTCATTACTATCAGCATCATCTTGTAAGTGCTTATAATGCAGTACCGTATTTACAGAATTATTCGTTTGAGGATATGATGGAAATTCTAGCACTCATTCAGTGGCACATGTTCCCGTATTTCTGGGAAAAAGACAACAATGAGAAGATGAAAAGAAAATACAAGAGATTATGGGGAGATAACTTGTTTGACAAGATTATGCTTCTTCATACAGCAGATAAAAATGCACATTGATTTTTTCTTTTATCAAAGTAGATTAAAATAAATATTGGAGTTAATATGGACAAAGACTGGACAGGAAATAAGAACAGCATTTTTAAAACTTTGGGAGCAAGCAATCATACGACCAAAGAAAGAGAAAATAACGATTATTATGCAACTGATCCTATCGCCATAGACTCACTAATCATGGGTGGGGGGGCAAATTTCTCATAAAGTGTGGGAAGTAGCCTGTGGCGAAGGACACTTATCAGAAAGGCTCAAAGAATATGGACATGAAGTATATTCTACGGATTTGATTGACAGAGGATATGGAGTGGGAGGAATTGATTTTCTTGAATGTCCGGATAAATGGGACGGAGATATATTAACCAATCCACCTTATAAATTTGCACAACAATTTGTAGAACATGGTCTTGAGCTGGTAAATGATGATTCAAAAGTGTTTATGTTTTTGAAGTTGCAGTTTCTTGAAGGAAAAGCAAGAAGAAAACTATTTGACACAGGTTGTCTCAAAACCCTGTGGGTATCAACAAGCAGAATCTTGTGTGCTAAAAATGCACGTTTTGAAGAAATGAAAGCTGGCGGCGGTAGTGCAGTAGCTTATGCTTGGTTTGAATTTCAAAAAGGATTTACTGGTGATCCAACAATAAAATGGATTAACTGAGATTAAAAGTTTAACAAAAATAGATGTCCGTATGAGATAACATGACAAGGCTTGATTGGCGGTCTGGATCTGAGGTGGCAACATTTTCTGTTGTTGGACGTTAAAGAAATAGTTTGTGAGTAGCAGTACACTACAAAAAGCCCGTAGGTTTTCCGGTTGGGCGCAAACAGTGAAATACCTCAGTAGCCTACGATGGGTAACACGAATCCCCCTGTTCTCCGATAGACAAGCTGAAAAGACTATCAGCATCATACTTGAGATGTTGTTGTGGTTGTAATATCGCCATGCGTAAAGGCAATGGGTGAGGCTGAGAACGGAGTCAATCATGTACTATATATAGTGATAAAAGTAATACAGAACGCTATATATTGATTTGAAATCTAAATAAAATCTGGTTTTTATTTGAAATAAATATAAAAGGAATAACTAAAATGACAGGAAACATTAAGCTAGCGAATATAAGAAAACTGCAGCCATCCAGAAATCACGATGGAATAAACAATACATATGCAGTAGATAAGCCGAGCAAAGATGGCAAAAATAATCTTTACCGTATAGAGAAAAAAGATTCTGAAGAAGAATACGCACTCATACAATTCCAGAGTGGTGAAAGAAACGCGCCGGGATCTATTGATGGAATCACAGACAGAGATCTTCTTGAAATTATCTGTGACAGATTAGAAAAATCTATTGATGACGTATTTCATCGTAAAGCATTAGGAAACATCAAAACTGCGATCAGAATGTTAGATTACAGTGAATCAGTAGGACAAGCAATTACAGCTTATTAAAAAAGAATAGGAGAAAATATAAAATGGCAAAAGCATTGATTATTGTGGATATGCAAACAGATTTCATCAGTGGCACACTTGGCTCAAAAGAAGCATCTGCTATTGTGAACAATGTAAAAGAACGTGCAGAAAAACTTGTAGCTGATGGATATACTGCATTTTTTACGAGAGATACACATGATGAAGATTACATGGAAACGTTGGAAGGAAAGTATCTTCCAGTAACACACTGTACTGAAAATTCAGAAGGATGGCAGATTATTCCGGAGCTTCAAGAAATTCCTGGATTGTATATCAACAAATATACTTTTGGATATAACTCATGGAAAGGCTTCTTTAATCTTGCTTTTAAAGGTAAGGAAGTAGAAGAAATCGAGCTAATGGGAGTTTGCACAGACATTTGTGTAGTGTCAAACGCTCTGATTCTGCGAATGTTATATCCAAACACAGAAATTACAGTACATGCAAACTGCTGTGCAGGAGTCACACCAGCAAAGCATAAAGCAGCACTGGAAGTGATGAAAAGCTGCCAAATCAATGTAGTAGAAGGAGAATAAAATGGTTTTCGGGTATAGAGTAGAAGATCAGGCTGAAAAACATGGATTGTGGCGAAACTTTGATGGAACATGGAATCCTGTATTCGACCAGCTCTCAGAAGGATTAAGCAGAAACTTACCAATGGAAGATAGCGAATTGTACAGAGAAGGTGGAAAACAGTGGTTCTCAGCAGCACCATCAAAAGAAACATTAAAATACTGGTTCAGCCTTACCGATGTTCTTGAACTTCAGAAACTTGGGTATAAAGTTTATGAGTTTCAGCTTGTTGGTACAAAACAGATTTCAGATTTTGAGATCGTTTTTACAAGAGGCAATATCGTTGAGCAGCGAGAAATAAACTATAAGGAGATTTGGAATGATTAAATTATGTGGCATTAAAATGGAAATTTCTCATTTTCCAGATCATACACAGTGTATTCGTATTCCTCTGGAAATTCTGGAAGAGGAAAAATATGTTGTAGAGTGGAATTATGAGGATGACGCAGAAATGGCAACACTCTTATACATTGTAAAGCATCTTGGTAATGCAAAAAGGAAAGAACTTATTTTACCTTATATTCCAAATGCAAGAATGGACAGGGTAAAGAATCCGGACGAAGTATTCACACTCAAATATTTCTGTGAATTTATCAACGACTTAAAGTTTGATGCAGTATATGTAAATGATCCGCACAGCGATGTGTCTATGGCATTACTTAACAATGTAAGAGATTGCTTTTCTGTATACAAAACGGTCATGACTACAATCAACAAGATTAACAAAAATGGAAGTGTAATTCTTTATTTCCCAGATAACGGTGCAGCGAAAAGATATGGGAGTGTGCTCAAACAACCCTTCTGTTACGGATCAAAAAATCGTGACTGGAGAACAGGAGAAATTCTTGGACTTGATATTGTCACAAACGGAATTGAACTTGCAGGGAAAAATGTACTCATTGTAGATGATATTTGTTCCAAAGGTGGCACTTTTTATTATTCAGCATTAAAGCTCAGAGAATACGGAGTAAAAGATATTTACCTCTATGTAACTCATTGTGAGAACACAATCAAAGAGGGGGAACTCCTGAAGGATAACGGACTTATTAAGAAAATATTTACAACAG